CATCTAAGAAATCTAAAATAAAAGTTTCACAACAACATATCCAAACTGAAACAGAAGAACTTATTTACGACGATAAATGGATGGGTAAATATAGTCAAAAGGATATTGATTACTTAAATAACTATTACGCCGGACTTGAACGAGACTATAAAATAATTACAGAAAACCACCGTGATTATGCTCGTAAAATTGCAAAAGCAAGTCTACAGATGGATAAAGCATTTGATGAAATGATTAATGGAACCGAGGGTGCTGATGCAAGATACAAAAATGCCAGAGAAGCGTTTGACACTCTTTCAAAATCTGCAAAATTCAGTGAAAGTACCAGAAGTGTAAATGATGTTGGTATAAGTAGTTTTTCTAAAGTTGCTGCTATGGTAGAGGCTCATAATTGGATTCCAGAACACAAACCATTAAAGAAAGATACGATTGATGAGATGATAGATTACCTAAGCACTATCACGAAATCATTGTAATGGTGTATAAATGGATAAATACGAAAAACAACAAAAAAAGGAAAAACAACTATACGACAAAAAACATGCAGAAGATTTTGACTCTACATATTCCAATGACCCAATTAATGAAGTATCAATAGATTATGAGGCATGGACTGAATTCTTTTCTTATTATAGATATTACATAGATGAGTTTGCCATTGACATATTGGGAGTAGACTTATTTCCATTTCAACGAGTAATTCTAAGAGCAATGGGAAGAGGTCAGTTTAGTGTTCTTATTGCCTGTCGTGGTATCGGTAAATTTTAACACGACAATAAATAAAATATTAAAATATGCCGACTAAAACAGTAATGTTTTATGAATAAAGTGCGAAATTAAGCGTGAAACTCCTCCATTAAAGGACAACACGAACCGAAGACTATATTTAAAAGTATAGTCAGGGGCAACGCATAGGAAGTGAACCTGTTTTTGCAGAATATAATCTTCCCAAGAGGTCGCACTACCCTATTCTTAATAGGGTAAAAATGTATGCTGGACTACAGTAAATGGTAAATCTGTAGAAGTTAAGATAAAAAACTTAACGATAACAAAACGAAATCATGGATAGTAGCTTTATTCTATATATGTGTTTCTATTCTTTATCCAAATGTTAAATGTGGTATTGCCAGTGGAAATTCTCAACAAGCTCGTAATGTGATCATTCAGAAAATCAAAGGTGAACTTTCTAAAAATGAAACAATTGCAAGGGAAATCAATTTTCCTATTAGAACTGGTTCTGACGATTGTTATTGTGAATTTAAATCTGGTTCTGAAATTCGTGCTATTACTCTTGCACAAGATCGTGGTGGTGATAGTGCAAGAAGCTGGAGATTTAATTATCTTCTTGTTGATGAAGCTAGACTTGTTAAAGATGATATTATAGAAACCATTTTGATTCCCATGACAAAAACCAAACGTCAAAATGCTTTAAAGTGGAAACAAAATGAAAAGGGAAAAGTAATTTTTATTTCCTCTGCTTACTTGAAAACTAGCGGTTTATACAAACGATTTAAATATCATTTTGAACAAATGGTATTAGGAAATCAGAATTATGTTGCTATGTGTTTTCCTTATCAGGTAGGCATTCAAGCAGGTTTATTTGATGCAGATGATATTGAACAGGAACGTGCAAAACCCACAATGACATCTGATAAGTTTGCCTATGAGTATGAAGGTGTATTCGTTGGTTCCAGTGGAGAAAGTTATTATCCATATGAATTAACAATGCCATGTAGAATTCTTGAACATTGTGAATTGGAACAGCCTAAAAAATCTGATTCTATATATATCATCACTCATGATGTTGCTGTGTCTACAGCTAAAAACTCTGATAATGCTTGTACTCATGTAATCAAATTAAAGCTGCGTCCTAATGGGACCTATACAAAATCTGCTGTTTATATAAAAGTTGTAAATGGCCTTCCACTCGAAAAACAGCGTGATTATCTTAGGGAATTAATTCATCTCAAATTTCCCAATTGTAAAAAACTTGTGATTGATGAACGTGGTGCTGGTAACGGACTTCCCCGTATGTTTTATGAATCATGGGAATATACAGATCCTAAAACAAAAGTGACAGTTGAATATCCTCCGCTAATCAAAGATAATGATGAGGAAGGATTTTTGTTAAATAACGCAGTTCCTATGATAAGAGCGATAAATGCTACAAATGATTTTAACACAACTTATTATCCATATATGAAATCTTGTTTTGAAGACAGAACCTTGCAGTTATTGGTAGCTTCTGATGAAGTGGATGCACTATATAAATCTGGTGAAATTACTCCCGAAGAATATGCACAATATATTGAACATGACACTTTACAAAGCGAGTTAAGTAATATTAAACAAGAATATTCTGAATCTGGTAATCTGCAATATAATCGCATTGTAAAAACTAAGAAACGTGACAGGGCTACATCTTTATTCTATGGCTTATCTGTAATTTCTGAATGGGAATTAGAAAACAGACAAAATCTATATAGTAACCAAAATGCAGGATACGATTTATTAAAACAATATACATATCTATAGGGAGGAGGTAACAAGTGTCAGAATCTACAGATTATGAATCATCTTATTTTGCCGAATATGTAAAAGCTTTTAATTCACAGCATTTTTATGGAAATACATTCATGTTATCTCCTCAGATGCTTAATACAAGTTTAAAAGATACAAATATGTTTTCTTCATCTTTTTCAACAGAACAAATACGAAGAATGGTTATGCAACCACATGAGTATGAAGAAGAATTAAGAAAACTTTCTTTCTTTAATTTCAATACTATTGGTCTATATAGGCAGATAATCAATCTCTGGTCAAAAATGCTTACATTTGACTGGAATCCAATACCTTATACGGAAGATGGAAAACCTATTACATCTACCCAATTTCATAGCAAAGAATACAAAGAAGATTATGCAGAACTAACCAAATTCTTTAATAATTTCAAAACAAAAGATGAATTTTCTAAAGTACTATGGAATCTTTGTATGTATGATACATACTTTACATCTTATAGAGAGTATGATGGACATATCTATTTACAGGAACTTCCACATTCACACTGTATAATTGATGCAGATTCTTATTTGGGATATTTATTCTCTTTTGATATGTCATACTTTATGAATAGTGGTGTTGATATTAACGCTTATTCTCCTTCTATCAAGAAATTATATAGTAAAGCATTGAGTAATCGAAAATTGAATTATCGTCCTAATATGCCTAACCGCAACGGTAAGTGGGTATATTGGACACCCATGATGCCTGATGATGCTTTTGTGTTTAAATTCAACAGACAGTTTGCAGGATCAATACCTCCTCTGCTCTCTTCTATGATTGATTATAGTAAGATAGATAAATATAAAGAACTGGAAGATGTCAAAAAGGAGTTGGAGGCATATAAGGTTATATTTGCTACTGTTCCCCGACTTACAGGAAATAAAACTGGTAATAAGTCTGATGACTTTGCTATTTCTGCAACGGAATTGGGAAAATTTGTAGCTGCTGTCAAAGAAACGCTTGGATGTAAAGTTGATTTTAAAGCGGCTCCGCTTGAAGATTTTAAAGCATTTGATTTTTCACCATCTGCTAATGAAGCAAACTTATTAAACACAGAGTTGAGAAATATCATGTTACAGTCTGGAACAACGGACGCATTAAGTATGACATCAACCGTAAATATGGCTTCTGCTGGTATTTATAAATTATTCAACTCGGCAAATCTATCTGATATATATGGACAGTTCTGTAATTTCTGCGAATATCACATTAACAAGAAATGCAAGAAATATAAGTGGAAAATACAGTTTGAAGGAACTATATTTGACCGTGAAGATAGAGTCAAGCAATCTAATACAGATATGACGAATGGTCTAATTACTCCACGTATATTTACATCAAGGGGCATTCAGATAACAGATGCACAGAATATAACTAATATGATGTATGCTATGGGGTTCCCAAATAATTTGCGTCCAATTCAAATGTCATCTACCCTATCTAAAGTGGATAAGAAAAATACTGGTGGAAGAAATCAGAAAGATGAATCTGAATTATCTGACGCTGGAGCAGCCACAAGAAATGCTAACGTGAATGAAAATACAAAGGGAACGGAGGTAAAAGAAGAATAATGTATATAAGAAACTTCTCTTCTATTTCATCAGACTCAGTTGTATTAGTTGATGCCAATACAAAAAGATATTTAGAATCCATAGGATTTTGTGTGTTATCAAGTAATAATGGCAAATTTGCTTTTACAAAATCTGAAGATTTATTAAATAAATTATCATTGTGGAAAGGAAAGAAAACTGATGGATAAGAAATTAATCTCCTTTTCAATTGACGAAATAGAAACAGTTAAAACATTGGAAGAAATAAACGACTCCCAATTTACAAAGATTAGACTACGTGCTTTTAGTGATGGCGTTACTCGTCATGGCTATGGATTTTCGTTGAATGCTATTAAGGAGTCTGCCTTTACTATCTTAGGTAAGCCTATTTTATTCAAATATGATATGTGGACAGACGATGCAAGTTCCCATGAACCTGAAGAAGTGCAGTGTGGTTTTGTACCTAAAGATGAAAAAGACGCAGATATTCAATTTGAATATGATGAAGATTTAGGTAAGACGTTTCTAACAGTTAATGCTTATCTATGGAATGTATATCAGGAAGATCTTATTCGGATATTACAGCGTGACGATGGATATAAAAATGTATCTGTTGAAATGTGGCTGATCGAATATGATGAAAGTACAAAAGAAGAAAAGGGTTATATCACAGTTAATCAATTTGTATATAATGGTATAACTATTCTTGGCTCTTCTATTACAGAGGCTTGTGAAGGTGCTGATATGCAAGTCATAAAATTTTCTTATGATGATTATCAAAAAGCACAGCTCCAATTTGAATCACAATTAAATAATTCAATTAATCAGGAATCCGATGAGGATTCTTTTTTAATACAAAAAAATAGTAAAAATAAGGAGGAAACTATGGCAAAGGAAGTAACCAATGCTGCTACGAAACCCGCAGAGGTATTAGAAAATGGTACAAAATATACTACAACAAATGTAAGTATTTCTGAATACACAGATACCTATGACGATAACGGTAATTTTGTAGGAGACACAAGTGAATATCATTCAAGGTCTGAAACTACTGTTGAACACACAGAAGATACCTCAATGGAAGTAAATAATGCAGCATCAACAGATGAAAAGAAGGAAGAAGTTGACAATGTTGTTTCTGAAAACAATTCTTGTGAAACAGTAGAGGAAAAATGCAGTGCATTGGAAGTAAAATGTTCAGCTCTTGAAGCGGAATTGACTACATTGAAAAATAACTATTCTGCTCTTGAATTGAAATGTACATCTTTAGAGCAGTATAAGACCAATAAGGAAAACGAGGAGAAAACTATTGCTATCGAATGTGCTTTGAATGATGTAGCTGATATTTTATCTGCTAAAGAAATTGAACAGTGGCGTGAAAAATCACTTACATGCTCTAGTGTTGATGGTTTCAAAAACGAATTAAAAGCATTTGCTTTTGATGTACAGAAAAAGAACGGTGTAAAGCCGACTGAGACTTTAAGAAATTCTATTCCAGTGATTCACGAAGAGGAATCAACTAACGTTTGGGATAGATTAGCAAAAACAGTATGGTAGTGTCAAGTAATCTATGAAAAAACTAAGTCTAAAAAATAGGCTCAAAGGAACCTTGAAAATTGCAGATATTAGTGAGTTAAGACCTTAGGGCGTTGCCCCCACGGTTGACGCAAGCTTTATAAACTTTTTATAAATTTAAATTTGTTGTTTTCAAAATTTAGGCTAAGCTCAAATTTATGACTATAAAAAATTTTTGCGCACAATAATAAAACATGG